CTTTGGTCTCATTGTTAAGACTTTGTAATGCTCGATTATATAATGATTCAAATACCGGGATGCGCTCATCGTCCTTTAAGTATGATAAGGCCTCTAAAAAGCAGGCATAAAATAATAAATCGGGATATCTCCGAGTTAAAAAGTTCTCGTTATTTTCTGCGGTTATAAGATTAGGATTCCTTAAATATACTAATTGATAGGCATAATCTTTATCAGGTGTCGGAGATATAAAAAACCCGTCATAAGCAGTTCCTTTATCACTATCTAACTCTTTTTGATGATCGGCATAAAACAAAGGCGGATTGTCTCCGGAACTATTATTTGCATTTGGCCAATAACTCCTACAAAACTCATAAGTCCGTAAATACAAAGTCACGGTATTTGCAAAGGCACTTTCCGTACTACCGTATATCAATGAAATAGTCTTATTCCAATCGGCTGGTTTTGCTAATATTGCACTTCCACTCGTAAATTTACCGCCTTGCGTAACTTTCTCAAACCCTATATCTTTTGCCTCCCGCCAAATACGTTGTTGCCCTAAAGCGATAAAATAAGGAATTGCGGCAGTAAACCTGATATCCAATGCAGGCCTATTAGCATAGGCTTGAATTTGAGTAACTAGTTCTTGATAATTCATTTAATACCGTTAGAATTTGACATAAATTTTCTTATTTTAATTGTTAATAAAAATCAATCATATACAGCGATATCGGTAATACGCCCTTGTGCGTCTACCTTTATCGATGTTACATGACCAGCGGAAGTGGCATTAAAATTATAAGTTTTTGCTTCTACTCCCGTAATCGAGCTACCGGTTAAACCGGCACCGACAGTAACCCAAGACAAATTACCGTTAATATCGGATGTTAAAACTTGATCCGTAGTTGTAGGAAGCGCAGGCGGAAAGGTAAGAGTAACGTTATCCGTCATGGTTTGAGAACAAGTTAATTTAAGCCATTTGGGACTTGGTACATTTGCATAGTTATAAATTAATTGAATATAAGGTGAATCCGCAAAAGGTGTAGTTAAAGAAATCCGGCTTGAATTCCAGCTACCGGAACTAATATTAATAGCCGCATTTCCGTCTCCGTGAATATTTATTTCCGGAAAATAAGAAGATTGAGTAATACTTACCTTAGAACCGCTTAAAGTACTTCCTGTAGTATCTCCCCATACGGCTATAGAATTCTGCACGCTCGTGCTAGGTCCGACAACTCCTCCCCCTCCGCTTGTAATAGGATTCCAACTATTCGTATAAAAGTATAACTCACTCGTATCGGTATTATAGACGATCATACCAGGTGTCGGTGTATCCAAAGCGTTCATCTGAAGCGTAGTTACTCTTGAAAGCAATAATGCTCCGGTAGTAGTGTTAAGTTCCAGTATTGCCGAAGGGCTAGTAGACTCCCCGCCTAATTCTCCGTTAAATACCGAACAGACTTGCGCATTAACTCCCACGCCTTGCGTATGAAACGTTACCGGGGTTAAACTGTCGACGAGTATTGCTCCCGTAACCCCGGTGCCGGTGCTATTACCGAACTGAAGCGCACCTAAATTACTGATTTGATATAAAGTCGTATTTAACGTTTGATTATCTTGCAAACGTTGAAGAGCGGGCGCAATAGGAACTCCGCTATCTTTTAATAATTTGCCGCTTGTTCCGTCAAATATAGCAATCCTAGAATCTACTGATTCTAACGGGCCATCTACAAGGTTGATATTCTCGGTTGCATCGGTAATGAGTCCGTATTGATCAACGGTAATAGTCGCCGCTATAAAATTCCCGGAAGGTTCGGGATCTTTCGCCGCTAAAGAAATCGTTCCGACTCCCGTAATAGGTCTGTTGCCTATTTGATCAGTCGTAAGTGCTCCTCCCGAAGCAACAGACGTAACCCCACCACCTCCTCCACCGCCTAAAGTAACCCAAGCACCGTTTTGACGAAAATTAAATACCGCATCCGCAATATTATAAATAACTATGCCATCGGTGATGTCTATTAACGCATCTCTTTGAGTCGTAGTCATACTCGGAACGCTAAGCCTACTATAGCGTCCGGTATTATTGATCTGTAATCCGCTTAGTTGTGTTATCGGTAAATCTGACATTATTCCCTTAATTTTAAGCTGCTGTTATAGAAGTAATAATGCCTTTATCGTCAACAACCATAGTAAGAGTTGCACCACCCCCGTCTTTAGTACCTAGGAATACATAAGTTCCAGGCGCGGCTGCTTGCACAGCGAGTCCTAAAGTTCCGGTTGCTATAACTGGATCACCGCCGTTTACGCTTGTCGTAAGACCGCCTCCTGCAGTTACGCCCACAGATGTTACAGTACCGATATTCGCTAGAGCCACTCCCGAATCGGCAATAATTTTACCGGTATCCCCGTTAAATGTTACTATGTGCGTATCCGTGGAATTAACAGGACCAGTAACGTCACCGCCTCCGCCGCCTGCTCCGAGTGATACCCATGCACCGTCGGCATCTCCTTGGAAAGCTTGAACTGAATTTGCCCCTTCATTGTAAACCAGCGTGCCTTTTTTAATAGGAGCTGCTTTATCGTTAGTATTTATTATAGTATTACGCTGCACGTCATCAATTACCGTAGGTGGATTTAATGTACTATTTACATTAAACGAACCACGGATTGAAGCCCGGCTTTCTATCATTAGACCGTCTAAATGTGTAATTCTTTCTAAATCAGACATGTTATTCTCCTTGTTTAATTTGTTAATTTGCAAAATTTAGTTTTTGTATAAAAGCCGATATTTTCAATCGATCCTTATCGTATTGATCTTCGGCTGCTTCTTTCATATAATCTAAAAACCCCCGTGATGTACTGTCAAGCTCCGTATCCTCGGTTGGATCAAAAGCCGTCTGAAACCTAAAATAAAATAAATCCTTATTATTAATTTTTGAACCGTAGAGAGACATCCACTCAAGTTGTCTATTGATAGCTTCCTGTGGTCCACTAATCCCTAGACTTAAGAGGTCCATTAAAAGATATACATTATTAAAATCCGGGATTATTGATCTTAACATTTCATCAGTGTGTTCTCCTGAATAACCTTTTAATAGCAAAAATTCTCCAAACTCCCTCTGCAATTCTACAATAGCAGGAGGAGGTGGCACCGGCTCGGGGTTAAATAAACCTATTGTACCAAGACCCGTGCCTACGGATAAAACACAAATACGATTAACCGATGACGCAAGAACATTAGATAACGCCCACCCAAGCGCAGTGGTGTTATTTTGATATGTTCCACCATCGATAAACCTTGCATTTGGAGTAGTAACCTCCGGTATAGTCACTGCCGGAAAATAAATAGGTGCTGCACTTGTAGTTAATGCTACGTCTTGCACTAAATAATTTTGCCCCTCAAGACCCGGTAGTTTCATATTAGAGAATAATACAGGGCGATAATTTGATACGTCATTCCCGACATCAGGTATATTAGTTAAAAATACTTCAACCGAAGTTATTAAAACATTAGTCTTAAGTTGAAACATTCTAAGCGAGCCGAAGACAGTATTGAGTTGAGTTTTTAAAGCGGTATTGGTATAAAAAGTTTGATCTCCGTAAAGTAGCGTATTAACTTTTTGTATGGTTGATACGGCAGGATAGAATATACTGTTAGGGTTAGTCGCCCCTGAATCCAAAGGGTTCTGATTGCTAAGAAAGAAATTAATCATATCATCCGGACTAAGACCTATTGCATATCCGAGTGCTTGAATCCCGCCGATAGAAGTGCCGGTAATTATATCAAAATATTCATAGATTTTATTTCCCGGAATGCCTGCATCTTGGCAGAATTGTTTCATGAAATATGCAGAAAACAATCCTTTCATACCACCACCGTCAAAAGATAGAACACGATAGTTTTTCATCGATAAACCTCAAACTTTCGCTCTAAAACCTCTACTCTTCTCAAGAAGCTTTTTAATACCACCATTCCAAGTTCAAATAATTTTTGCTTAGCAACGGTCGGGCATATTGAGTAAGTGCCGTAGGCAAAAATATCTCTCGGCAACTCTTCGCAGCAAATAACAGACAAGGAGTCAGGCGTTATTTCTGTAATCATAACTTCCACATTTTTTTCACCTTCTTTATCTTGAAAAATTAGCTTTAACTTGCTCACTTCTATATTTTCTAACTTTTCATTGAAATAAAGTTTATAGGAATTATCTAATCCTTTTTCTGCTATGCAATTTTTATAAATATTAGGAATCCACCCCTCATCTTGCATGTTTACAAAAGACGGAGCAACAACGGCTAATTCTTCGGCTATCACACCATAATGGTCAGCATCACCTTCTTTAATAGTGTCTTTATATTTGTATTTAAATAATGGGATTTTCTTAAAAAGCTCAATTGCCGTATGTTCTATTTCCTCACCTCTTCCTAAAATATTTTTTATCTTCTTAGAAGAAACCGCATTAAATTCAGATGCCTTTACCCGATTAGTACAATTGATAGAATAAGAATTTTGACCGGCTGAAGTACCTACACTTCCGCTAGGATTTAAATAACCGTAACTACCGTTATACGGACTATACCCCCCTGCAATGCTAAGAGGGCTAGAACAGACGATGGCACCGCTATTATAAGCACTTAAATTATTAGCAATTAACGTCCCTGTCGTTGCGTTTACTGTCCCGCTTGTTGTTAAATTATTAGTAAGTAGATCAAATGTGCCGTTATTTAAAAACCGCGCTCTCATAGTGGAAGCAGTGCCGAATTTTAAACTAGATGTGCCGTATGCCCATACATAAGCCTCATTCGTGCTATTATTAAAACCGAATTCTACTGCGTTATTACCGTTATTCTGAACAGATAAACCAGTTGCTTTAGCTGCGCTATTAGTGTTGTTCATAATATTTGAAAATGAGGTCGAGTTGCTTACTCCGTAATAAGGATTAAACCAAGATGTACCGTCGCTCCATTCAAATACTCCCGTAGTTCCCAAACTATTATTTATTCTGGTCATACCTGCTAAAGCGGTTGTCGGTCTTTGCGCTGTATTTCCTACCGGTATTCTTAAACTACCCGTTCCGCCTATTGTGGCATCGCTTGTCGTTGCAAGGGTTGCGGAACTAAAAAGCCCCGTGATAGTGACATTAGAAGGCAATGATAATGTAGGGGTGGTAGTGCCAGTTACTACGATCTGGTTAACCGTACCGGTTATACTAGTCACGCCGCCGGAACTTCCGTTACTTGCTTTGGTTAATCTACCCGTAGCATCCACGGTAATATTCGTATTCGTATAACTACCGGCTACGACTGCGGTATTTACAAGATTAATCGTCGGTGTAGTCGTACCGGTTACCGTGATATTTCCTGATGTTCCAGTTATAGAAGTAACCGGAGAAATACCGTTTGACGCTTTAGTAATTCTACCTTGTTCGTCAACCGTAAATCCTCCGTAAGTATAACTTCCAGCCGTAACTAAAGTATTGCTTAAAGAAACCATACCGCTTGAAGTAATCGGGCCACCTGTTAACCCAGTACCGGTCGCAATTGACGTTACCGTTCCGCTATTTCCGGAAACCCAGTTTAAAAGCCCAATGCCGTCGGTAGATAATACCTGCCCCGCCACGCCCGTACTACTTGGAAATGTATAAACATTATTAGCACTCATACTTAAACTCGGCTGTAAAGCTAAGCTATATCCGTTTGCGTTCAAGTTTATATATGGTACGTCAGATACTCCGGTATTAGCAACCAGATCTATAGATGCACCAGTTATCCCTCCGCCTCCGTCTATATGTATAAACGGACGAGTTCCGTCATTTTTAGTCTGTATTTGAATAAAAGGACTAAACCCCAGATACTGCACCATTAAATTGCTAAGACCGGTCATGGAATTAGAACTATCGATAGTAATTGCGGTATTGAGTAATTTTCTACCGGTAATATCGGCATACACCGCTATTGCGGTTGCAGTAGAAGTTATAGGACCAAGCACATTGCCATAATCAATTCCAGCTATTGCGGTAGAAAGTACGCCCGTACCCTCAGTAACGGTATTTTTTAATAACCCGCTTGTTAAAGAACCTAAGTTTTGAGCATTTGAAACAGTCCCATCTTGGGTTGCTATTATATATTTTACCGTTTTTAAACTATTAACCCCGTCTTGAGCAGTATCTGCGGCACTTTGAGCAGATGATGCTGAACTAGCCGCCGCTGCTGCAGCCGTAACGGCAGCAGCGATTGCTATGCTAATCTGGAGACCTGCCAACGGTAATATAGTATACGGAGCCATTTCTAGAGTAAAATATGCCGTAGATGCAACTGCGGCTTCCGCTACCGCAGCAGCTTCCGCAGCGGTTATTTCTCCCTCTAAAGTTGCTACCTCTTCGGCTAAAGCCGTCGGCGTTACATAATCATCAACCACGGGAGTCGATCCGCCCGAGGCAATGCTAATTACTCC